CATGAAGTTGTGGGTTTAATTTATTTGGACGGAAGCGGGAACAAGTACGCGGGCGGTGAACTGAATATAGAAAACGACGTAGGTGACCGAATTATGTACCACGGGACCGGGCGGTTCTATCACTGCGGGGAATACTGCCCCATTCGCCGTCCCGCCTAACGTGCAATCGCCGTCGAATACCGCACACACGTTATCCTCTAATCCTGCCAAATACGTCGGATCGGTCTTGGGGATAGCTTCTGGGGTGGTAACGACCATGACATACCAGGTGTATTGCCGGGTGTTGTTGGCGCTGTCTTCAAAGGCCGATTCCTTGAGAATTGGCGGGATGACGACGGCGGCCGGAAAGCCCGGATAATCGCGGTCTAAAGGGTGGACTTTGGTCATGCCATCCACGATGACGCAGTTCAAAACGTTCGGGACGAGCGTCTGCAAGTCCGCGATGATGGCGTTCATTTGAAGTTGTGCGGGGGTTTGATTAGGCACTTGCTTGTTCGGCGATGGCGCCGGTTATTTTTGTGAGAGCTTGACCGAAAAGGTCGGTAATTTCGGGCTGGGCGGCGGCAACTATCCTCTCCATAAATGGATTCGCTTTTGTTCCCGGATGATGGACTACTGGCCCGAACACCTGGCCGGTTTTGGCGTTCGCAAGGACGCGGGCGTTGACCGCTTTTATGATGTGCGGCGCGGTACCCATCTCAACGTAGGGAGCGTAGGACGCTTTCGGATACCATCGCGCCATCAGGTCACCGATATCAAATCCCCAATTTTGGACGAGGTAGCCGGTTCGAACAGGAACCGTTGCCGCAGTGGTGAATTTGGCGAGGATGGCCTGGGCGGCCACTACGGCACTCTGAATGATGGGGCGCGAGATCGCGGGATAGTCGGCGAGTGCGGACTGGAGTGCGGGAAGGTTGGGAATTTGAACGGCGAATTGCATCTTAGGCAGTTATTACAACGCGTTTGTAGTGGGAAATGACGGCCTTGTCCTGCGCATCGAAATCATTTCTCCAACTCAAAGTTGCGCCTTGCAGATTTTCGCTGGCTTGTCCGGCGAGTTGGCGGCGTTTGAACATTCGCGTGACAACGTTCTCGCAGGTATCGGTAAGATCGCCGGGGACTTGGTGCGTGCCGATATTGTTGCCTGCGTTCTGCCAGTCATAAGGGAATCCGGCGACATAGGTCGCGCGGAGCATGTTGTTGTAGATCCGCGGCATCACGCCATACACGCGGACAATTCCCGAATGTCCCTGCTCGACGAGTTCGAACTGGTCTTGGATAAAAGCTGTCCAGTTTGGATTGCTCGGCGTTCCCGCGCGCCACTGGAAATTGATGAGACCGCTAATCTCGAATTGTGCGCCTGAAAGCGTAACGCTCGCTGGCTGGCTCATCGTAAGCGAAGTGCCGGATGCGGACAGAAGTGTTGTGCCTTGCGGGAAAAGACCTTGAATATTGAATAATGGCATCCCGCCGGGCGGAATAGTGGAAGGGATGCCAGACACCGCGACGGCGGTTGTGACAACCGCAGAACCTTGGGTCAGATTTCCCGTGACGATGAGATAAGTAACGGGCGAATTTCTCAGGGGAAGATAAATCTGCTTCGCGCCATGCACACTGTACACCTCGTTCGTGTACGTCTTTTGGAGAAAATGCCCGTCGTTCGGGTACATTTCCATTCCCGATTTGCCACACTCGCGCTCAATGAAATCGGTAACGGAATTCAACATCCGCGTAAGGACGGAATCAAAATCGCCCACCGTGATTTGGAGGCGGTCTTTAATCCGTGAAACTGTGGATAAGCTGTACCAAACTGCCTGCTCTTGGGTTGACATTGATCGGTCGAGGATTTCCCTCGCTGCAGGGCTGGTCGTATGCAACCAACCCTGAATGCGAAGGTTCGAAAACCGATTAGGTGTTCGAAGCCGTCGCGTCGACCGGAACCTGCTGGTTGTTGCCGAGAATGATCTGGGCAAAACCGAGGATTGCCGGGGACGAACCGCCGGTGAAGGCGGGCGTCACGACCGCACGAAGATACCGCTTCCGATTAAGGTTGAGGCCTTCGATGCGGGCGACGTTCTCGGCAGCTGCGGATTCGGCGTTCAGCGTGAAGCCGATGACCGTATTCGTGTTGTCGAGCGCGTTCGACCAGTTGGTCGAGCCGTCAAGGCTCTCTTGGAGCGTTACGACGAGCGTCGCTGCTGACGGGGAACCGGACGCTTGCGCGCCGTTCGCGTACAGGACGGCGTTGTCCGCGCCTATCGTGTCTACTTTGCTGCCATCAACGGCCGTTGAGCCGGAAAAGCTCTGGGCCGGGAGGGACGTACCACCGACGATCTTTGTGTCGTCGTAAGGGTTAAAGCGCATAGTAAATGGTTTATTGGCCCCTGCTTTCCCTCGACTTTAATCGGAAAGGACGAATCGGATGATTCGGCGGGCGGTTTATGGGGAACCTCATCCGGCCGGTTTTACGTCTAGGAAAGCGACGGAAGACAAGCCGGATTAAGCATCACTGAATTACGATGCCGAGGTTGAAATCGTGACGAATGCTTTCGGAAGCACGACCACGAATGCGTGGCGGTGGCGATAGACGATGCCCGTCTGGTTCGCGAGTGCCACTTCCTTGCCGCCGAAGCTGCCGGAAGTGAACTGCGCGACGCGCATATCGCCTTTGTCGCCAAAGGCACATGCTTTCATGTTGCCGAAGATGCCGAAAATGGTACTCGCGGAAACGGTGGTTCCCGTGTAGACAGGCAGCCAGCGGTTCGTATAGACGGGGTAGCCCATCAATTCGCCCGCGGGCTTGATCGGACCGCCCCCTGGCGTATTTTCAAGCTCATTACCGGCTCCAGAAAGGAACAGGTAAGGAATGCCGGACGTTGAAGCAAGCTGCGTGCGGAAGGCTGCCCACGCGGTGCGGTGGAAGTACCACGCTGCACCGTCGAGGATAGATTCCTCGAGTTGCGCAACGACGTTGCCGCTGTCGGTCACGACGTTGTAGTCGCTCATGCGCGTTTTGCCAGACGTGCTCGAATTGCCGCTGTAGTACAAGTTTGTACCGGTAGCATTCAAGATGCCGACGAACGGTCCCGGCGCGGTCGTTACCGTGCCGCCGATGAAGCCCTGCTGGTCGATCATGTTGGCGAGTGCCTCGCCAGCCATGGTCAAGAGCCAATCGCCGAGGTTTACCGAGGCGTCCTGCATGAGGTCGTTGCCGACCGTGAACGCAAGCTGCCAGAGCTTCGCGATGAGGACGGCCTGCCCGAAGGTAAGCCCCGTCACCGTGCCCGGAAGGTCAACGCCGACGTAGGAACCGGTCAAGAATGAGCCAGTGTAGTTCGGAATACCGAGTTCATCGGTCTTCATCGGCCACTGCTGGCACTGCTTCATGATCGTTCCCACGGAGGCCGCGATACGCAAGATCGCTGCAGCGTATTCCGGTGCTACCAGATATCCGCCGCGGCCGTCCTGCTGTTCGATCAAGGCCTCGTTCGCTTTCGTGACGTAAGACGAATCTTTTGTCACCATGCGAGCGGCCTGGTCGTCGCCCTTGAAGACGCCCTGCACCTGTTTGGCGAAGGCCATCTTCTGCTCGCTGTTCAAGCCCGTGATGTCCCGTCCGCGCACTGCGCGTTCGAATGACATCCGCTCGACGATTTCGCGCGCCGTCTTGGCGGAGACTTCCTCGGTTTTGGCGAGGGCGGCTTCCATCATGTCGGCGAATAACTTCGTGTTTGCGTCTATAACTTCCTTAACGATCGTTTCGCTAAGTTTTTTTGTGTCCATTGTGTTAAATGGATTAGAGGTCTATCTGCGGGAGGGGAACTTCGTCTTCAAGTTTTCCTTGATTTGGCGGAGCCCGTCTTCCGACGCAGATTTGACCTGCCGCATGAGCCTTTGGGCGAACAGGAACGCGTCCAATTCGGACATGTTCTTGCTGGTTGCCGCTCCTGCGGAACTCGACTTTTCATTCGGGGTGTGGGACTTTTCGTCCTCACCTTCCTTCCCCTCGTCGCCCTGGGGGGGAGCTGAAAGCTCCTTGAGGGCCGCGATTACATTGTTGGAAAACTGCTCGTGGTCTGCGTTGTGCTGGGCCTTGTATTCGTCGATCGCCTTCATGACGCCTTCTATCTTCGTGCGGGTTGCGGCGGAAATAGTACGGCCGGATTTTTCGGTGATCGCTTTTTCATCCTTCCCGTCATCCTGGCCTTCACCAAATTCCTTTTCACACAATTCCATGTGCGCCTTTTCGTGGCGCGCGAGTTCGTCTTCGGCTTTCGTCTTAAATTCTTCGAGGCCTTTCTCATCCGGTTCAGCCTTGAGTTCCTCAATCGCTTTGCTGAAGCATTTAACATGCTCGAGATTCTCCCCCTCGATAGCTTTCTTGAATTCGTCGATGGACTTCTTTTCCTCCGGGTCGATCTTGTAGGCGTCATCCACTGCCTTCATGCACTTTTCGCCATGCTCCGCATGTTCGTCTTCGAGTTTCTGTTCAAACTCGTCAATGGATTTCTTCTCGCCGAATTCCTCGATGGATTTCATGACCGCTTTTCCGTGGCGCTCATGCTCCGCTTTGAGGTTTTTGTGGAGTTCGTCGTTCATGTTGCTTTGGGTTTCGTTTGATTTTGATTCGTTGGGGACGCAGATGAGGCGGTCGAGATTTTTTGGGTCTTTTGCAAGCACGCCGGGCGTGCCATCGTCTCCCTGGCAAGAATCACCGAGTTTCGGGTCGTCTTCTGCTTTCTTCTCGAAGAAAAATCCCTTGGTAATAAGTTCGCGGGTGGACAAGCCGAGAGACCGTACCTGCCGCATGGAGAGCGCGTAGCGTCCTGCGGGAACAGGGCAGAAGCTCACTTCGAGCAGTTCCCGCGTTCCGTCGTCGTTCTGGATATAGCCGGGGGAAACCGCGCGGAGGATCTTCTCCTGGTAAAGGGCACACGAAAGGTCGGCTTCCGGGTTCATGCCTTCCGGTGCAAATTTGCCCGTGGCAACCGTCTTGTCGCCCTGGACTTCGATGTCCGTAATGATGCCGATCGGGAAGGAGGAATAATTGTGCGCCCACAGGAGCACGGGGTTCATGTCAAAGTATTTAAAGTCCCATCCCGACTGGTCGAGGGCATCGCCCTGCCGGTCTTCGTCCGACGTGCTCATGACGACTTCAAACGAACGGTCGTCGCCGGCGGCTTTTACCTTTTCAATGAAGGCCGCAAATTCGGGGCTCTCGATTTTCGCTTTGAGCTCTTTTGCTACGTCGTCGGAGAATTGTTTGAGGATGTCATCCATGTGCCTGGCGGCGTCCCCAGGTTAGTAGGGAAGCTGGTCGAACGTGATCCGCAATAATGTCGAGGTGGGAATCGAGAGGGCTGCGCCCGTGATGTTCGAATACGCTACGATCGCCGTTCCCGTCGCGCCATTCGTTGAAGTGAGTAAGCATCCCGATACGTATACCGTGGTCGTGGCTGAGCTGCCGCTGCAAATCGCGCCAAGCGATAGTCCCTGGGTTTCGGAAACCGTGACCGTCGTTGTCGCTGTCGAGGTCGTCGCACCGAGAGGGCCAAGCGTAATTACGCTCGCTGGCGTACCTGACGCCGAAATGTATTCGGTCAAGCCGTGATACTGGTCGCTGCCGCCGATCGAGAGGCCGTTCGCCGCATCGGACGAGAGTGAACCAACGGGAGCGACATAACCGTTTCCCGTAAGACCGCCACTCGCACTGCCCGTCACGAGATTGCCTGGAAGTGTTCCGCCGGCAAAATCCCCACCGAGCTGACTACCACTTCGACCGATTACCAACACCGCACCTACAACCACAACCGCAACCGCCAAACCGATATAAAGATATTTGTTGTTCATGGTTTTAACTCTAGCAATCGGTCTTAATGGCGCTTGTGTATAACTAGTTGTTTGATTTCGGGAGCTTCGGCGCGACGATGATGGTGACGCCAGACCACGTGAGGACTTCCGTGGAAGACCAGGTGGCGATGATCTGGGCGATGAATGTTCCGGGGTTCGGGAAATTGCCCTGAGCCACGGTGTAGTGGCAAATGCCGTCCGGCCCATTGTCAACGGTCATCGAACCGCTAAATAAAACCGCCTGGTCGGGGTCTTGGCTATCCTGCACGTTCAGGACGAGCGCGGCCGAGGTGATGTCGACAGCATCCCCATTGCCGTCTTCCAATGTGAAAGGAAGCTCATAGCCGTAATCGCCCTGGCCTACAATTTGGGGTTGGATAATCATAGGCCGAGGGTGATGCTTTTGAATTTCAACTGCAGATAACGCATCGCCTTTTTAATAATCGGCGGGATGAGTGAAACGCGTTTCGAACCGTATGAGTTGGAGCCATAGCCCCCGTAGCCGTACATGGGTTTTGATATTTGAAGTATAGAAAACAATGAGACAATGTCTTGGGGATAAGAGCATGGCAACGCCCATCAGTGGAAAAGCCGCAGAAGTAGCTTCTCAGTGGGTCCGTTGGGGAGATCTGGATTACGTGGCTGCACGGCTTCTGCTGCTGAATGGCCTGCTTGTACAAGGGGCAGCTTCCGCAAATACTGCAATCGAGAAGTTCCTGAAAGCAGCCGTATCTTATTCAGGTTTGGCGATACCACATTCGCACGATGTCGAAAAGATTTACACGAAGATGCGCTCGTCCCAATCTACCGATCTTGAACTAAACGGTAGTTTCTTACGCCTTCTGTGTAAGGCATATAAACTCCGCTATCCAGACCAACTGGAAAAAGACTTCAACATCGCTCTCAATCAGGCACGACTGTTGGCCCAACTAGATCGCTCAGTACTGGAGATCACGCAACGGTTTAGGTTTACGCGTAATGGCAAAATAATACCTACCGTGTTGGAGCAAGCCGCAGCAACGCAAGACTCAAGGTATCTTCACGGAAACGTCGCTGTTGATCCATCCAAAACGGCTCAGTTATTCGCCGATCCTAGCCATTCATATGACCTTCGAAACGTAAATGGCCAAGTTTTGGAGGTCTACTATCAATCACATTCTCAACAGGATGACCTAGTCTTTGATCTCCAAGGTTTTTTCCCGAAAAGCGACAGAGACTTTGAGTTGGCATATCGGCCCATCGTTGACGGATCTAAACCAGAGCGAGAGGTTATCAAGGATGTTTGACGCCCAATTGAATACGCAACTGTTGGCATGGCTGAGCCAAGCGCCGGGATTTATCGTCGGGTTGGCGGCCGGTTACTTCGGTACGTTTCTTTCGAAATCAGGAGAGATACACGCCATCGGAACCAAATTGGATGAAGTGGTCAGACAGAATGCTGCAATTACTCAAACGAACGAGGCGATTCGAGCTTCGATCTCAAATGATATGTGGCTACAGCAGAGGAAAATACAGTTGAAAACCGAAGCTGCTTTCAGTGGGATCAAGGCTGTGGCAGCATTGAATTGGGCTCTGTCAGAACTTCTCGGGGGCTTTGCTGGCACTGAGGAATTTTACAAAACTGCAGCACCGCCCGAGGCACGACAACATGCTGAAGTCGCGCGGGCAGAGATGACATCCTTGTTCAAGAATGCTCTCAAGCGATTTTCCGAGGATGCGAGCGTGGTTTTAATTGTGTGTGGAAAACCGGTTCGAGATAAGTTTGTAGCTACACAAAACATTTTGTGTAGCGCGGCAATTGCCGGAACAAGGAATGGGGTAGACAATGCGGCAAACTATAAGGAACTCTACAAGGCAATGGAAGTATTGAATGACCTTACCGAAGCGATCAGGAGTGATTTGGATCTCTAAAAACGCTTTACTGGCAGAAGCTCGGCTTCGTGGATTATGGTGTGAACGAGAATCCTGGAATGACTGGGTTGGCTACTGGCGTAGTTCCAGGAATTGTTGAAGTCGCTGGGCAAGCTCCCGCAACGGTCGAATTTGATCCCTGCCCTGCGGAAACAAGGCCCATTGTTGCCGGCCAAGCCCCGAATCGTGCTGTTGTAGAAGCCCCCGAGCAAACGACAATGTAATAATCACCAGGCGCAACTCTTGTGTGACTTCCCTGGGTAAGAGCTTTATCCACTTCGCCTGTTCCTGTGTAGGATTGCGCCCCTTGGTCTGCCACAAGGTTGCCGTTCAGATCGTAAAGCCCAAGATCGTATTGATCGGTCGCGCTTGCATCAGCGGTATTGATCCACACCGTCATTCTGCTCACGTTAAGGAATGTTGCGATATAGACCGGCCCAAAGAAATCGGTAGCCCCCAGTTTTGGCGTGATGCTTTGGTTGTTGGGATTGCCGCCATAAAGGGTGAAGAAGGTCGGAGCGAACGCCGTCGTAGAGCCGCCACCGTTCAGGTAGATGCTTGAACTCGCCGTCGGTGAGCTAAGCGTCAATCCCGCAAAGGTTGGGCTGCTCCCTGTCCCAATTGCCTGGGGCGTCGAGATAGTGATGAGGTTGGGAGAGCTCGTTACGATCGCGATTTCATTCGAGGTTCCGGCGAACGTGAAGGTTGCGTTTTGCAGGTTGTTGATGGTGGTAGTCGTCGCTCCGGCCGGGGTCGAGGTGACGTATAGGTTTCCGTTTGGGTCAAGGAGTGCGCCAAACACCTGCGTGCTGGTATTCGTGAAAATTGCAGCCTTCGTTCCGCTTGCCGTTATGCCGACGCTAGAGGCGTTCGGGAAATAGATACCCGTCGCCAAGTTTCCCGTATTGGTAAAGTTTGGCGTACTCACGCTTCCGTTGTACGTTGCATTGTACGTGTTGCCATAGCAGTTGTTGGTGCAGTTGACCTGCGGAGCGTCGAGGACGGTATCCGAGTGGATCTCTTTTGTAGACTGGATGCCATAGAGAGGATAGGTCGTGGTCGTGCTTGAGGCAAAATGCGTAAACGCGCTGTTGAGGTTTGCAACACCCATCTGCGTCAGGCTCGATCCGGAATAGCAGGACTCGTCCACGGCATTCGTAACGGTCGTAGCGCCATTTCTATAGAACGTCGTGCCGTTCATCGTGAGCGCTGCGCAGTCCTGGATGAAGGAGACGGGCGTGCTCGTTGCTCCCTGCGCGTCGCTGACAAAAACATCGCCGGTTTCGGTCACCTCCATGCCCGAACTGGAAGAAATGACGAGGGGAATGTATGCGGGATAGTTGGCATTCGAAAGCGCTGCGGGCGGTTCGTAGTGGTTATGGTCGAGCGTCGCGTTGAAAGCGCCGGATGGACCGAGGGTGAATTGACCGTCGTCGAAACTGTTATAACCGAAGTACACCGAGCTGTATCCCCCTGAGTTGTAGACACAATTCGCGGTTGTCGCGCAATCTGCAAAGACATTTGCGGTGTAGCGGATATTTTCTCCCGAGTTCGAACCGCCTACCCAGAGCCAGTCCTGATTATTGAAGTTGAATGTGTTTCCGGTGATATTCGCCCAGTTTGTGTTCGCCAAGCCCTCACCACCGATGGCGAACCCTTTAAATTGATTGCCTTCGATCGTGATGCTATCGGCACCTCCCGTGCCGCCGATCACGAGCCCTATTTGGTTGTTTCCACTTCCCGTGCCCTGGTCGAAACAGCCGATCATACCCCATTCGTATTTGGTGCCGGTGTTTACGTTGAACGTTACGGCCGTTGAAGTACCTGCGCCGGTGAACGAGAGATGGACGCCCGGGGCGCACTCAATGAGTGGATTATTAGCCGTGATTAAGATGGGCGTCGAGTACGAGCTACTTGCCGTCACAACGACGACCGGACTATTCGTCGATGACGCGACCGCGTGGTTGATCTGCGCACCGATGTCGGCACCTGACCATTGGTCGGCGTACAAGACGTTTTCGATGTTTGGAGCACTCACCTGTCCAGTGAACGTCGAGGTCGGCGCGGTAAAGAGTCCTGTCGATGAGCTGTAGGTCAATAATGAAAAACCGATGAGTGTGCCGGAGCTGTTGAACACTCCCACATAGGTTGTGGTTGCCGGGCCGATGCCAGTCCCCGCCGGCGTACCGCAGATCACCGTTCCCGATGCCGATAGTCCGCTCACGTATTGCGATCCGCCGCACGCTGACCCAATGTAGGAGGAAAGATTGCCGTTTGAATCATAAACACCGAGCGAACTCGTTGCGAGGTTGATTTTCCACGCCCCACTCGTGTACTGAAGAGTGCCGGTCGTATTGGCCGGAAGCGCTTTTCCGTTCAAACCGGTCACGGTGATACTGTCCGTAATGGAGGTCGCTCCCGATGCGGTTCCCGTAGCATCTCCATTGATCGTGAAGGTAATCGTCTGATTTCCCGATATGCAACTCACGGCCAAGGCCACGCTGCCGGTTGAGTTCGCTGCGGTTACGCAACCTTGTCCCGTAAATGAGGTGACGCCGGTATTCGTAAGCGTGATGGCGTTCGAGCTTGTCGATACTGCCAATCCCGTGCTGCCATTTACTGCAATCGATGATGTCGATATGCCCGCGAGCGTTTGGATGGCCGCCGTCAGATAGCTTTGCGCGAGCGAAAGTGTCGTCGTGCTGTTCGCCGCCCCGGCCACCGTACTCACGTTGATCTGCCCGTTCGTGCCAACGATTGTTTGATTTGAACTTGTCGCCCCGTTCAATGTCTGGAGGGCGGCAGTGAGATATGCCTGTACGAGGGAGAATTGAATATTGGCTCCAGTCCCGGCCGATGCGGTGATCTGCGATGATGATTGCACTGAGAGAACCCCAGTGTTCGTAATCGTGGTCGTTGTATTGCTGGAACTCGTTGCCGTTGAGAGAGATATGCCGTTGCCCGCGCTGAACGTATAGGTGGCCGGGGTTGGGAACGTGACCGATCCGCAACTCACGATGCCTGAACTCGTAACGGAATTGATGAATTGATTCGCGCTGCAGGTCTGCGTGCTGCCATTATTCAAGCTCACCGACAATGTGGTCGTTGCTCCCGATACGGTAGATGAAAGTCCGGTGCCGGGCACGATGTTGTAGTTCGCCGCCTGGTTGCCATTCACGGTCGGCCACACCACGCCGAGCGAACTCGACGTGATCGTGACGACCCCTGAAAGGCCGTTCACGCTCGTCACTTTGACCGTGCTGGACGAGAGGAAATCCGAAGGGTTGAACAGTTGCCATGTTCCTGCCCAATTGCCGGTATTCGTCGCCACGCCGGTTCCCGTGATCGTGATGCCGCCGCTCGAGGTGGCAACGGTACAGGTTCCGGCACAGAGGATGTACGCGGGGGTGTAGGTGTTCGAACCATTACCAATCAAAACTTGGCCAGGAAGCGGGGGGGTTGTCGTCCCGGTGCCGCCCAAAGCCGGAGGATAGGCAGCGGCGCGGGTCGTCAAATACTGCCCAACAGAGGCAAGAACAAGGAGGGAGGATAAGGCGAGCAGGAATTTCTTCATGTAACGGATAGTGATTTAAGTATAGGAAACGTGGTTTGGCGCGCTTGGGGATTACTGGTATTGGGCGATGTGAGGTTGGACCGCGAGGCCCGCGGACGGCGGGGACGTGTACGTTATCGTGATGCCCGAAAACTCGTAGTCAATGCCTTGGATCTGCGGCTGACGCCCCAACGTCACCTGGAGGGAGTTCGGGTCAAAGGGAGTGATTGCACCGTCCAACGTAAAAACGGTATTCGAGCCGTCGATTGTCCCGTCCACATTTACCAAACGCCACGGCTTCTGGAGATTTGCGGCGATGTCCGAAATCATCTTCGCCGTGATGCCGAGGATCATCTTGTAGGTCTTGCCTGCGGTATTTTTGGTCGAGGCAGCTCCGCCGCCGGTTGCGCTTTCAGCACCACGCGTGACGGTCAAGGTATCAGTGGAAATGGCGGTGACGCGCACGATTTCGGCGTTCGGGTCGTCCGAGGGGTCGGCGAAATCCGTAGCATTCCACCAAGTAGCGTTCCAGTTTGGCGTAGGAAGAAGAGCGCCCTGTCCCGCTTCTAATACGATTGAGGTTGCGTTCTGGTCGTATCCTTGCGATACATTTACTTTAACTAGGTTCTGGACGGAATCGAGCATGATTGAAGTATAGGAAAAGGGGTTTTCGCTGCTTGTGGTTAAGCGATTGAAACGTCTTCGGGGCGCGCGACGCAAAGGCAATTCGGATGTAAAGGTGGAGCGCCGACATCGCCATAGTCGAGCGACATCGTTTTCGCATCGTCTCCTTCACCAACCGTCAAGCTGTCGCCGTTGTTGAAGAAATTCTGGTCGATGCTGATGACCTTGCCATTCAGCGCTTCACAAAAACCACAAGGTTCTTTAGAAGACGTGTACCACTTGATCGTTTTTACGACGCCGGACTGCTGCCAGGCGGTCTTGAGCGCCATGTTCGAAGTCCGAAACGCTTCGGTTTTCGAAACTCTTTCGGCGCGCCAGGTGTCGCTCCATTCATAAATCTCTTTCACATTCGCCGTGATGTCAGACAAACTCGCGCCGCTTGAAACGCCGTCGTTGATTTTTGATTCAAGGGTTGCAAGAGTGGTCTGCTGATAGCTCTCCGACATGCGTGCGATAGAGGCGTGCAGCGCAGCTTTCGCCGTGTCGTTGAAGGGATTGAGGTCGGGCTTGCCGATCTCGGCCGCTGCCGATAGTGCTTCGCTCGCAAACAGTCCTTCCATGATGGGCGTCAAAGCATTTGTCGTTATGGAAATCCAATTGTCGATGTCGAAAAGCTTCGAAGGGTCGATGCCTTTCACCGCGCGAGGGAGATTATTCAGGACTTCCTTTTTCTGCTCGCCGTTCAGCTTGATAATCGTTTCTTTTATTTCGGCTTCGGCTTTTGAAGTGCGTTCGCTCACTGCTTTCCATGCCGCCTCATCCATTTCTTTCGTAGAGAAACTCACATGCTTCGCGGCTTCCTCAACTGCTTTTGCAATGCGGTCTTTAAGGTCTTCTCCCATCTTCTTGCGCATCTCGGCGCGCTTGTGCAGTTTCGTCCTCGCGACACGGAAGGCGACACGTTCGCCGTTCGCGGCTTTGATGGATTTGGAGATTCGTTTCAACGGTTCGGTATTGGGCTTCGCATCGGGATCAACGTCCGTATCTGCCTGCGGTTCCCCAAGCGGTGCGAACGAGGTTGAGCCATAGAGCTTGTCGCCACCTTCAACAGGCCCCATTCCCATAAACTCATCGCGGGTTTCATTCGGGGTAAGGACGGGCTGGCTGCCTGAGGCGGCCTGCATTTCAATTGTCCTGAAGGCTTTATCCTCCGGCACCGGGTCAATGAAGGTGATGTACAGGTTGTCGCCGTAGCGAGGTACCAAGCGTTCATTGAGGAACGAGCAGATGAGCGTCATGTGTGGCTTCACGACACGTTTTGAGAACACATAATCGGCAGTTTCAGCCGTCGCGCGGTTCGTATCGCTTTCAGCAGTTCCTAAAATCGTCCTCGATACCCCGAACATGGCCAGGATGCGGTCACGCATCACATCCGACATGTTCTTGAAATCCATGTCCTTCGGGTTCGAACCGGCGCTCTGCCACTCGACGCCTTTGGGAAGGACGCCGATCCGTTGCATGTTGTCTACGCCCTCGTGCATGTTGGCGAAGCTCAAGCGCAGCACTTCCGTTTGGGTCTCCGAAACGAGCTCGCTCTTGAGGAAACCGGCTGGCCGCGCGCCGTTGATAAAGAACTTGCGATTGAACTCCATCGCGTAGTTGTCGTTATCGATATACTCTGCTCCGGCTTCTACGGGGCTTAATCCCTGGAAGAAATTGCTGGCGTTTGGCAAGCGGAGATGCACGACTTCGTACGGCTTGAACGCCATGTCGGTTGTCGAGTTTTCGAGGCGCATCTTGTAGCCGATCAACTGGTTTGGCCAGGAACGGCGGTCAATAATGGTCTGCACCTTGTCCGGTGGCATGAGGTGAAGGGCTTTGGGCTTATCCGTATCGCTCTTTACGCCTTCGAGCCAGATGTAGGCGTTGCCCGTGAGGTCGAGGCAGGCGGAGATGAGATATTTAAATTCCAGCCCGGTCATGTTGTCGTTCACGCTATCGAGCAAATCCAAAAGCTCATGCTCGGTTTTTTCAACGTGATCCTCGCCATCCACTTCGAACAAGCGCCAGTCAATATTCATGACTTCGCGGGCTTTTGCGTTCACGGCCGCGTAGACGAATCCTTTGTTGTTGGCTAATGCACGCGAGGTATTGATCGAACTCCCGCCGCCTGGAGCCGGAATGTTGAATTGGCTTCCTTCGCTGAACTCACCGAAGACGGAGCGGCCGGCTTTGGTTACCGCGTGATTGATGACGCCGTACTTCGTCATCTGGATTCCCTGCGATTGCTGGTAGGTCTCCGGCTCGATGCGGCCGCGGAAGAACCTATTGAACGTGCGGATAGGCCAGCTAGGTTTCTGGTTGGCGTTCAGACTGGATGTGGGGATGAAGCGGTTGTCCATTTAAGAGTGGTAATAGTAAACCGTGCCGGTGGTGTTCCAAGTGCTCGGGTTTGGGTTCGGGTTCCAGGTGTTATATACGACGACGTATTGCTGCGGAACAACCTGGAAGTTTCTGCGGAAGTCATACGCGGCCCTTTTTTGCTTGTCAGAAAGAACTTGATAGGCCTCGTTAATTTCTTTGAACTGCGCGCCGTCTCCACCAATCTTGTCGGGATGGTATTGGTGCGCCAACTGTCGGTACGCTTTCTTGATGTCCTCCTCTGAGGCCGATGGCGAGATTCCTAAGATGAGATAGTAATCCTTCATTTACGCAGGCAAAATATTTCCGTCCTTTATGGAAAAAGCGTGCTGTCCTGAAAGTCCGGCGGGAGCATAGGGGCACGCAATCTCGCGGTCGATGGTGAGGGGATTTCTCTGAAGGACTTTATGGGCGGGGCTCGTGAGAATGGGAAGGCCGCAGATCGGGCAGCTAATGACTATGGCGTCAATCCACTCGTGGATGGTGATTGTGGATTTCCGCAGAACGACGCGCCGGAACCATGAGGGTTTGACTTGGAGCGGAACAATCGTCGGCCGGAAATAGAAATCTCCTGCCTGCATTGGGTGCTCGGCTGGCTTCGAAACCGAAACGCCGTTAACCACAAGCGTTTCAGCTTCGGTGACGCTTTCTTTTGTGATCTCGCGGGCTTGGGTGGCCTTCAGTACCTCCATTTTCTTTTAAGTATAGGGTTTGCAGGGAAGCTGGCAACAGGTCAGGTATGCACAGGGTTGCTGTTTCCCGTAGAATGGGCAGCGCAAGGCGAGGCAAACATGAAAAGTCAGGTAGCTTTAATCTTATTAGTTCTGATTCTTAGTGCATGCCATAACACGGCGAAACTGACAGGTGGCGATGTCGTTTTGAAGGCTTCACGAGATGCGAATGGAGTTGATTTCTCGTCTACAACTGCCATTCGAAAAGAGGCGGTGGTGCTATGCTTCTACGTAGAACCCAGACCGGCAGGCATTCAGACAGGGTGCGACATAAATGGAGTACTCGCTCCCCGTGGAAGTTCGGTGGGGGTTGAGCCTCCAACGGTGATCGTAAAATGCAAAGGCACGCAACCGATGCAATGTGCGGCAAGGGCGGACTGGTAGTATCTCTTACGCCTCAATCCACTGTATCTTCGGCAGCTCCAAACCCTGGTTAGCCAAGCCCTGAATCAGGTAAACCGCAGCGTCATTGAGGTCGTCGTGTGATTCCACGCCCAGGTTGAACATCTGGCCTAAAAGCTGTTCACATCCTGTGCGGGGGAAAAGGACTGTGCCGTTTTTGATGTACGGCGCGACGACTTGCAACCGCGCCCGCTTATCGCCTTGGGGTTTCATGGGGACGACGGGAAGCATCGCTCGTTCCATTTCCTGTA